CGGCTGTTCATATTCGCCATTCGCAGGAATAGTTGTTGTTTTATTAAATTGACTTTTTAATGTTTCAAAAGCAAATTCTTGCAAACACCTTCTAGCGTGTAATATAACCTCTGTCCTATCTGCGTCAGGTATCATTCTTCCAGGTCCGGTATAAGATATAAGGAAGTTATTTATTATATCATTTAAAGATATAAACGCATTGATTAATTGTGTATCTGCCATTTATTATTATTTTACGTTATCTCCGTTAATTTGTACCTCCTTTTGTTGAGCTATGCCACCAACAAATTGATCTTTTGTTACAACCCCTGCAAATCCAAGTATTTTTGAAATAAGCAACGGTTGATCTAACTGGTGTATTTCAAAAGAAGTTGAATCAGATTCGTTATACACGTAGTTTCCTAATTCTTTATCAATAGTAAATCCCCATTTAACGTCGGCGGGATATTTTAAATAATTCACAGAAACTTTACCAGATGCAGTTTCGGGATAAATTTTTAACGTATTATTTTCATACGTATAAACTGGGTAGTATTCCGTAGGTGCAGTTAAAGGCGAAAGGTTTGTTGTGTATACTTCGTGAGTTTGTATCCTTTCTGCTTCCCTATTATTATATACAACCACTCCTAACTCCTGAACATTAGAAGGAAGAGTGACTTCTTGGTCTTGATCTAATGTAAACGCTTCAAGCCTTTTAAATAAAGATATTTTTTCATCTAACAGAGCAAATCTGTCAGCATAAGCTAAACTAGTTTGCGGCAACCTAAGTACTTGGTTGAAGTCGTCAAAGTATTGAGTGTATATTTCTTGTTGAGCCTGAGTGGCCATCCTATTAAACTCCGAAGGCATTAGTGCGCCTCTTTTCTCTTGTTCTAATATAACTAGAACAGTTTTATAAACCGAATTAATATTTATAGTTCCAGCCATTTTTTAATTTTTTAAATTTATAGTGATTAAGCCACATTTAAAGCGGCTTAATCGCTATAAAAAGTAACTTAGTAAAGTCTCTTTAATATTACCTTATAAACCTCCATACCTTCATCTGTCTTAAAGAATGAAGCTAAAGCGCTATAAGGGTGCTCGTCAAAAGGTACAGTCATTAACTTTCTATTACCTTCGCCGTAAGTGAACGTTCTTTGATCAGCGGATAAGTTTATTATTCTAGCTTCTACAGCTTTAATACCTACATTACGTAATTGAACGTTGTCGTCATTAGCTAATTCTATAAATAACGCAGGTTGCCTTTTGGCAAATATCATTAGATCTCTTTTTAATTCACTAGATGATAAATCATTAACTGCACTACCGTATTCAGCTCTTAATATTCCTTCAGCTGTGTCAATTTCCATATCCTTAGCTAAAGTTAATGCTTCAAGTTCTAACTCAATCCAATCTAGTTCATTTACAGAAACTTGCACTGGATCAAATTCGTAATATACTTTATCTTTCAGTGGATGATATAAAGATAATAATTTTTGTAAAGATACATCTTCCTTTTTTACTTTGATTAAACCGTTCCGCATAGATATTCTACCTAATGTTGCAGATCCCTTTTGTTCATCTACAAAGGGAGACTTCTGATTAGTAGCGTAACGTAATTCCCTTTGAAATCCTTTTTCTGGGTCAAACCATAATAAAGGTTTTCTTTGAGAATGTTTAGAAGGTAATGTATATAAAAGCGGAGACTTACCGGTTTTTAAAACATAAGTTCGATCTCTGTATTCCCACGTTGGTTTTGCCGGTTTTGATGGCTTAACTGTCACGGGTTCTGCTTTTTCTATTTGTACTGGTAACCCATCTGTGATAGGTTCTTGTGGTGCAGCTTTTTTAGCTACGGGCTTTTTCTTGTTTGCCATGATATAATATTATAAAATTGATAAAAATAGTGGCCAGGGACCAATGATCCCCAGCACACTAATAAATTAATTATGGTGTAGTTGCAGTATTCTTCAATAATATGAAGTTGTTTGCAGCTTGTACACATAAACATCTTTCTGATAAGAAGTGAACGTTCATTGCATCCTCGTCGCTTGTAAAGTTTCCACCTACAGATCCTGTGATCCAAGACTTCATTTTTCTATCATCTGCTTCAGAAGCTCTGTAACGGATGTGTAAGAAAGGTCTTGAGATGTTTTTACCTAACATTTGATCGTAAACTGTTGAAGTTCCAGCAGGAACAACCACACCTTCAATATCTCCAACTAATCCTCTAGTTGTAGCGTCGTTTAAGTATTTCCAGTCTGTTTTGTAGAAATCATAAGATCCTCTACGGAAACCACTGAATCCTAAGTTAAGTGCCATATCTTCTGAATTTTCGAATACACCGTAAGATGTTCCTCCAGTTCCGTAAGAATTTTGGGCCGCTAACATATTGTCAATACCTAAAGAAGTTGAACGATCTAAGAACAACATGTTCTCTTCGATAGCTCCTTGCTTGTCAAGTTCTCCTAGGATAGCGTCAAAATCGCTTAATCCTAAATCAGCTCCGCTCCCAAAATCCGCGTCTGTATATACAAGACCTCGGTTTTCTAAAGCAGCAAAAAGTCCGTCAGAACCTGTGATTTCAGTTCCTCCTCCTAATCCAGCAGCTGGCGTAATTGGTGCCGCAGCTTTTTCAGCTTCAATCATAGACATTTCTAAGTGATCTTCAAAACGTATACGAGATTCGTGCTCAGACTTTAGATACCATAAGTACCCTGAAGTTCCAGCTTCAGTAGTTACTTCTACCCATCCAATCTGTGCCGTATCAGACCCGTTTACCGCGTACTTATTACGTAAAATGATTGGTTTGTTGCTGAACTGTTCGAAAGCAGCATCAATAGAAGTTCCTGCATTTGAAGTTCCTTTTGCATATTCAGATCCGTATACGAATACTTTTACATTCCCAGTACCAGTAACTGTAACAGCTCCTGCGTATCCTGCAATTGTTAAAGTAGCTACTCCGTTTCCTGCGACAGCTACTTCGCTAACGTAAGCTTTTTCAACTGTTAATCCAGTAGAATCAGCGATAACGATAGTATCTCCAGGTCCGATTAGGTTTTTGCTAGTAGCTCCAGCTCCTGCTGGAATTGTAATTGAGGTTGCTGATACAACAGTAACGTCGTCATAAGCAATGTGTAAACGCCCTTGCTCAGACCATACTACTTGATCAGATGCCATAGGCATTTCAGCTCCTACCATACGTAAGAATCCAGAGATTGTACGGTTTCCGTAACGCTCTACTTCTTTTTCGTATACTTCTGGTAAGAATTGTTGTGTAAAATCCATGTCCCCAAGGGCCAGGTAGTTGTCGTTAAACAACGTTTGTGTTGGTCTAGGAGTTAAGTGCGCTAAAGCCGCTGCACTCCCAGTAAATGATCCATTTGCCATTATTTGTAAAGTTTAGTAATTATTATTTTCTCTTTTTAATTCTAAGCTTAGTAGTTGAGTCATTACTTCCCGGTACGGATCTAACCTTCCACCCGTTAGGTGGCTTAACATCTTCATGAGTCCCTCTCGGATCCATGTCAATATTTTTAGCTTTTTCCATGCTTGATTTCATTGCGTCCGCTTTACCTTGCTGGTAAAAGTGATTTGCAATTGCGTCAGGGTTCATTGCTGTGAATAAAGATTTATGATAACCTTTAGCATCTGCCATTTCGTTTTTATCGTTTAAGAACTTCTTAACAAAATTTGAAATGTCTCCTTGCTTAGATTTAACTCCCTCTACATCATTAACTTTATACCTGAACTTTTTTTCTCCAACTTCGAAATCAAAACCTTTGAATTCATTAGAAAATACTTTTTCAGTTTTTTCGTTAAATATAGAAACTTGCTTTTCTCTATCCTCTGTCAACTTCTCGCTATCTTGGTTATAACGATTGAAAAATTCAACCGCCTTTTTTTGTTCTGGATTTAACCGAGACCCAGCTTTTATCTCTTCGTAATATTTGTCTTTTAAACTCTCTAGATGATTTTTAGCTTTTGCCAACTCTTCTTTTCTAGCTAATTTTTTTCTGCGTATATCTCTATCCTCGTCCATGTCTTCGTCAAAACTGAATTTGTCTTCCATAACAAACCCTATTTCTTCAGAATCTAAGTGAGGCTTAGTGTTTTCGTAATACTCTCGTAGTAACTGATCTTCGTTTAAAGACGCATAATCTGTGTTTAGATTCACGTAGTCTTTCAAACTTCCGCCTGTATCATTCATAAAGTCTACGACTTTTTGAATATTCTCAGGTAGGTCTATTCCAGGCTCCTGATTTTCAATAGCCTCCGCAACTTGTTCTTTTACTTCCTCTACTTTTTCTTGTACTTCCTCGTTTGTTATTTCTTGTAAAACGGGTTGCTCTTCATTTGAAACGGGCTCCCGTACTTCTGGAACCACTTCTTCGCTACTTTCCGTGTTTTCGGATTCTCTGACAGGAACATCGCTTGCATTTGTTTCTTGCTCTGGAATGGCATTTGCTTCTACTTTGTTTAATTGACCTAAGTCTACTTTAATTAATCCGCTATCTTCCTGTGTAATAGGAGACGCTTCTTGAGGTTGGGTTTCTTCAGTTTTCTCAACCTCGGTTTTTACTTCTTCTTCCATGATAAAATATTATATAATTATTACTATTATTATTACCTAGGATCACCTGATCCTAAATTGAAATTACCGTTAAGTACATCATTGCCTGATGATTCAAAGTTTTTAGGCATTGAATCGTTTTTCCTTTGATCTATTAACTCGCTTTGTTGCGTTGCTTGTATTTTAGTTCTTTCGTCTTTTCTGTCTTCTCTCTCTGTTAGCTCTGATTTTTTGCCTTGCACCTCCATACCTTTAAGTTGCATGTTCATTTGAAACTCGAGACTCATTAATTCTTTTTTAGCAGCAACTTCAGCTTGCATTTTTTGCGAATCAATTTGAGCCTGCATCTGAGCTAATTCCATTTTTTGCTGAGTTAACGCTTGCTGCTTTTGAATCTCAGCTTGAGCAGCTACTTGTTGAGCTTGAGCATTAGCTTGAGACTGCGCCTCAATATTTTGCTGTTGCATTTGCTGATCTCTTTCTTGTTTCTCAACTCTTCTTATTTTTAAAAGCTGATTAGCTAAGTTTATGTTTTTTATTTCCCTTATATCTATAGCGTCAGTAAGATCTATTAAGCCTGCTTGTAATGCTGTTTGTATATTGTTTTCTAATACAGCTTTCTGTTCCTCATCAGGCTGTAATTCTATAAATATACCAAAATCATATAAATACAAATCGCTCATTTCTTCTAACACTGCTACATTTTGATTGCCTATTTTATGTATAAATGCTTCTTTGGTTGGGGAATATTCTATTATGTCTGATATTCTCAAGGACAAATTTTCGCAAAGATCTTGAGCTAAAAACAAAGTAGAGTCTAATATATGCCTAGTAGCCGTATTAGAATTTGCAGCTGCTAATTTTTGCACACCCACTAAAGCTCTAGCATCCGGAGTACTTCCGTCTCTCGCTTCATTCAACCCGGTGACGTCTCTAATCATTTGCATATAATAATTATATGTTTGAATTAATGATTGCAACTTAGCCCCCCCAGATCCAGATTGTAATTCTTGAATAGGTACTTTACCGGGATTCATATCTCCTTCTTGTGTAAATGACCTACCTATTACAGAACCTGTTTGAAAGAACATATTTAACGCTTCCTGCGGGTTATAGTTTGTTCCGTTACCCAAATCTACTTCAGCCAGGCCGTCTGCATCGAGATAAACCCCATCCGGCACCATCCTAGATAATACTTGTTGTAACTTCAAATGTGTTAACTGAATCATGTCAGCAAACCCCGTTATTCTTGACACAATACTTTCTATACGCCCTTTATACATTCTTGGAGCGACTATACTATAATTCATTTTTACTTTAGTATAATCACTTTTTGGACGTATCATATTAGCCGCCATTTCCCACTTTAATGTTTTACCTCCTAATATTTTAACTCCTTCATATAAAACTTCTAATGATCTAGACAATTTTTGTATACCATATTCAACATATAATTCCTCAGGCGGATTAAACTGATCGTCTTTCGGTATTAATTTTGCAGCGCCTGTAGCAGACTCTTTTACTTTATACACTTCATTAGCATAAGTTTTATAGTTATAATATAAAACCTGAACAGTATTAGAATCGTCTTCGTCGTAATTAGTTAAAGTTCTATCGTAAAAGCCATTATTTTGATATGACTGACTAGATATTTCTTTTAGATCTTCATTAGTCAAAAACGGAAATTGTTTCTTTAATTCATTTATGTGAACACTTTTAACTTCTCCTACATAATATATATCGTCAAAATAGGGAGATTCGGTGTATGACCATATTAAATTAACGGGATCTACGTAGTCGATAGTAGCTCCTTCGGATTTACTAAATCCATTTTTAACTGCAGCAATTCCTATAGTAGCTAGGTCGTACGTGCATCTTTTTTTGATTAGGTCGTAATTATTGCCCTGAAGCAATGTATTTATGGCTTGCTCTTCAGCTAATTCAACTTCTTGCTTATAAGACAGTTGCATATGCAAATTAAGTTCCTCTTTGTT